TCTAAGGTGATAAGCCGTTGCACGCGGGCGTGCGAATGGTCCATGCGGCGGGTGCCATAGCCGAAGTCCGTAGGCCACGGTTCGAGGTACTGCTTGGCAACGGCGTCGCCATGCCATGCCCGCTCGAAGTTCCAGTAGCCCTCCGTGAACCAGTCCATTCCCATCGGGCGATAGAGGGTCCAGCCGAGCCGTGCGCAGAGCAGTTCGAGTGATTCCCACAGGTCGTGGTGGTGGTAGTCCGCGAGGAGCCTCACGACAGGAACTCGCGCCATTGGGCGCCGATGGTGTCGATGCCGAAGAGTTCGATGGCCCGCTGGCGTTGAGCCTCACCATCCCGAACCGCGATGTCGTGATGACGCAGGTAGAAGCCAGGGTCCGGGAACCGCGCGGCCGTTGGGTTGAGCCAGGGCAGGCACGAAATCTCCTCGGCCTCGGATAGCTTGCCGACCCACGCCTCGTTCAGGCTGCGGGGAGCGAGCCCGATCGCGACCACTGGCACCCCCGACAGCATCGCCTCGATCAGGCCCAGCGTGTACGGCGCGGGCTTGGTACCAACGTAGAGATAGACGCGGATATGACACAGGTAGTCGAGCATGTCCTCGTAGGACAGGGCACCGATTCCGCCGAGTGTCTCTGAGCCCTTGCCCGCAGGCTTGGCTGGTAGGTCCTTCGTGAACCGCTCCCACATTCCAAGACCAACCGCGTCTCCCCGCGCCACCATGTCTTGGGTCACATTCCCGATGACCTCCCAGTCGCCGATATACGGCCCGTAGTCATCGGGGTACTTGCCGAAACGGATCAGCGCCGTCTCACCGGCGAAGCAACCGAGCCCTTCGAAGGTCTCGCGTTCCTTGGGCGAGTAGCGGACGATCTCCAGGCCCCGGAACTGGGCCATGAACTCTTCGGTGTAGGGGTCCGACTGGCCGCACGTCCGCCAGATCACGCGCTTGTGCTTGATGCGTTCCCACTGGCCGCCGATCCAGACCCGCGGAAAGTGGTGGACGATGATGACATCGGCCCAGTCGATGAGGTCGTCGTGGAGGCGGGCCTTGGCCCAGTCGATGGCCTCGCGGGGCTCTCCGAATGCCTCGCGTTGCTCCCGACATCGCTGGGCCAGGTCCGCATGGAAGGGCACGGACGGGAGCGGGGGTCGTATCCCCTCCGTGCCAGTTCGAGGGTCTTCGTAGCCGCCCGGGCAGAACACGTCGAAGCCCAAGTCGTGGAACATGCGCACGTCGTCGTATTCGGCTACGGCGTGGGAGGCGAGAAGCAGGATGTTCATTCTGGCGACCACGGGCAGTGCGGTACTTCGCACACCCACTTGTCGTCATCCCATGCGTCCTGGACAGGTAGATGCTCGTGTTGCTCTACCGTCTCGCCGCGAGATTCGAGATAGGCCATCAGTTCCGCAGCCGTCTCGAACTTCGGCATCGTTTCGTAATACGGTTTCATCGCGGCACCGCCCGGAACGGCCCGCCGCCGATGCCTTGGCTCCAGATCACGTCATGCGTCTTGGACAGACGCTTAGCGAAGTCCTCCGGCGTCCCGTCGCGCTGGTGCCATTCCCCGACGATGGTGCCGAGCTTGCGCAGCCCCGCACCCCGGAAGAAGAGATGCTCGCAGCCCTCGCAGTCGGACTTGACCCAGGCAAAGCCCTGCCCGTCCGTCAGCTTGAGAACATCCGTGAGCGAATAGCGGGGTACGCTGACAACCTGCTTGTCGCCCGGCGCGTCGAGCCACGGCGTGACCGAGCCGATGTAGGCATGCGTCTCGGCCACCTCGGAGCCGGTATAGCCGTACTCCACGTCGATGTTGCCCGCCCCCGGCCAGGCCGCGCCGGACAGGATCGTGCAACGGTCGTAGACGCCGTTAAGATTGAGGTTCTCGCTGAGCAACTCGACGTTGTCGGGGATTGCCTCGATGGCCACCACCCGCAAGTCCGGGTTGTCGAGCAGCAGTGGCACGGTGACCGAGCCGATGTGCGCCCCGACGTCCAAGCCCCAGCCGGTCAGGCCCTCGGGGATCTGGTACTCGTCGACGAGGTTGCCCCACAGCCGGTTCGATGCTCCGACAGTGGCGAGGTCGGATGTTCCGTCGCGGCACTTGAACCTGGCCGGTCGGCCGTGCGGTGTCTCGACGTCCTTGATGGAGTACTCGTGGGCAGTCATCGCTGACGCCACATATCGCGAAGTTCCACCGCAGCTGTATGGATGCGATTCAGGTTGCGGCGCAGGAACCACATCCCCGCTAGCGAGGCACCGATAACACTGAACGCCAGCACGACGCCACTTTCGGCTGTATGACGTACAGGCCATCCGGTAACTTCGACGATGAGATATCCGATAGCCAATCCCAGATTGACGGAATAACCAGTCACGGCTGAGCGCCTCCGTGTGAGCGCTGGTAGGGAACTCCCGGACGTGCGCTCATAACGCCCGGGAGCCCATGTAGTTGTGCCGGGTGATGACGCTCACCCGGCGAAGCGCCGACAAGGTTGGTGGCTAGATGCCGATGATCTTCTGGACGCGGCCGGTTCGGACATAGGGCTCGGCGTTGAAGCCGAACTCCTCTTCTGCCCGGAACCCGGTCACGTTCTGGTCGAAGCGCGTACCCGCCTCGCTCGACACGTCGATACGGAAACCCTGACCCGTGAAGATCGAGACTTCCGAGGCGTCGATGAGGAGGCCCGTGCCGACCTGAGCCGATGGCCAGTTCGGATCGGACAGGAGCCGCACACCCCAGGCCGAGGTGATCGGCGGACTGCCCGCCGCACCGGCCGCCGGTTCGACGGCCCAGCCACCGGCATACGAGGTACCGAGGCCCTCGGCCGCCGTCTCCCAGTAGTCGGTCGGGCTCATCGCGAACACGAGATTGTTCCGCGCGACGCCGCGCGATTCCATGGCCGCGATACCACGGGCCATCGTCGCCAAGCGCGGCTCCGAGGACAGCGTGGTCTTGAACCCAGCCGGATCACCGAAGGCGAGCAGGGCCGGGAAGAAGCCGAGCGGCTGGGACGAACCCGAGCCGTTCGTGATGTACGCCGCTTCGGTCATGCCGATCGACGCCGACAGGCGACGACGCGCCGAGCGCTCCGCGGCACCGTTCGACTGGCGCAGCAGCTGATTGCCGATGTCGGCGATCTGGGCAATCTGGTACAGGGTCACCGTGGCCTGCCCGAACTGGAAGTCACGGATATCTTTGTTCGAGCCGTAAGCACCCTGCAGCAGGGCCTGCGTGATGCCCGTGATGGCGTACGGGATATCCACGGCGGCGCCCTGGACACCGTCCACGACCTCGAACACGCCGCGGTACGGGTTGCTCAGCGTGAGCGCCTCGACGAGCTGGGCGACGAAGTTGTTGGGAACGATCGCCTGACCTGTCGCGTCGCTCGTGCCGAGGACGGCCTTAACGAACTCGACGGCGTCGGGATCGCCCAGACGGCGATTAACCAGCGCCTTGAGGAAGTTGTTCTCGTTGTACTGGCCGACAGCCTTGACGGCAGCGGCACGGTTCTGGTCCTGGACACCGGCGAGGATGGCCGCAGCCTTGGTCCGCGCCTGCGCCTGGTTGTATGACTTGAGCCGATCATCGAGATCGGCGAGCTTGGCGTCGATCGCCTTCTGGCGCTTCTCCTCGAACAACTCGTTGAGCTGCGCGTTTTTGACCTCGATTTCCGCCTCGATCGCGGTGATGCGGTCCTGCGGGATCTCCTGCTTGTCATGGAGCTCCGAGGCAAGCTCCGTGACGGATGCGGTCAGAGCCTCGATCTTGCGATCGAGATTGTCGTCTGCCAAGGAATGAGTCCTCCGCCCGTGAGCGCGGCGGGCTCTAATCGCGGAGGCGTTTGAGCACCTCCTCGAGTTGGTCGATAGCAACCCGCAATCGCTCCATCGCCGGGTCCTCGCCACCTTGCGGCAGGTCTGGACCAAGGTCAGGCCCGTGATCGGGTTCGGTTATCACTGAACGAAGCGACTCGTCCAGCGTGATACCCGCAGAAGAGAAATGGTCGAGCGCCTTCATCGGCACCACCCGCGCGAATGGGTTGGCCGGGGTGGGGGTGAGGGTCTGTTCGATGTGCGGCCAGACGAGGATCTCGCCCGACTTGTGGTCCTTGCGCACGAGATGCCCGAGCGCCCCCGATGAGCCGTACATCTTGCCTGCCGCGAGGAGCTTGCTGACACGCTCCCAGTACTGGTTGGCGCGGTCCAGCCAGACCGTCGCCCACCAGCCGTCATCCTCCTCCTCGAGGTCGTCCTCGACACCCAGCGTGACATCCTTGAGCGCCTCATCCTGAGCGTGGTGGAAGAGCACCGGCCGGCGGTCGAACCAGTCCGCCTTGATATCGGTATTGGGCGAGAAGTATTCGCCGTCGAGGTCCTTGCCGCCCTTCAGCGGTCCGCCGAAGGGGATGGCCAGCACGCGCCACTTGGTGGTCGTCAGCTGCTCGGCCTTCATGGGCTCGGTCTCCTCGGTCTTCTGGCCCACACCCTCGCGTTTGGCGTGTGACCGCAGGTGACTGGCGCCGCATGACGTGGTGTCTTCCTGGGCCAGCCGCGACAGGGCGTTGCGCAGATGGGGTAGGTCGACCTTGCCCGAGGCGTCGTGATGCGGATAGTGACGACCGGATGAATCGATGCAGGCGAAGGCGCTGTCGGGCAGCGCCGTGATATAGGCCGACGACCAGGCCTTCGTCTCGCTGGCATACAGAGCGGCCATTTGCGCCTCTGCCTTCTCGCGGGTCTCGTGACAGCCCTCGACTTCGCCGTCGGCGTCCTTGATGACGGCATACGGCTTGCTCTCGGGACACTCGTCAGAGGTTCCGACATGCCAAGGCAATCAGACCACCTTCTTTCAGAAGAACTCGGAGTTAGGGACGTTGAACGCCGACTCACCGGCCGCGACAACCGCCCCGGTGCCGACCCAGCGGTAGTCCCAAATCCCCTCGTTGTCGGGGATGACGTCGACGTGATAAACGCCGGTCGAGTCCTTGGTGATCGTGGCCGGGTGGGTGTATGTCGTGGACACGACCGGTGCCAGCTGATAGCGGCGCTTGACGATGCAGCTGATCGCGGTCGGATCGGCCGGGATGTCGGCGCTGGTGAAGGTGGCCGTGAGGCGCACCAGGTCACCGACGTTGTAGGCGTTCATGCGTCGACTAGCACCACGTCGTGGACTCCTGCATCGCTTACCGAGCTCCCACCGACGGCCGCGTCGGTCAGGCTCGCTCCATGGGGTGAGCTATCGCCGAGTGTCACGTCGAACGGCCCGGCCAGCGGCACCTCGCCTGTGATCGTGTCGGACAGACCCAGCGCATCGGCCAGTGCCCGCAGGAACGTGCCCAGACGAGTGACGGCATCCGAGGCCGTCACGCTATCGGCCACCGAGCGTAGGAACGTGCCGCTGCGAGC